TCCTAAGTTTATCTCTAAAATTCTTATAAGTCTATTAAAAGTAGAAGAAGTAACGCCCTCTCCTTGCGCTTGCGGGAGCTGAGTTGGAAGTAGCTTGCTCATCTCCTTCCGTCAGTTCTAATATCTATTCTTGTTGCGCCGAGTCTCCAGCCAATTCCTAAGTTACCGTTGTTTTCAGCATCATCATCTGACTCAAACCTTAAGACCATTTGCCTTGCTCGGCCTCTAACGTAAGCTTGTTGAGTATTGGCTTGTATAGCGCTGGTAGAGTTGGTTGTTAGAGAATCTCCAGGAAAGTTTCTTGTTTTAACGACAATATTAACTGAGCCACTCTCGTTATCATTTTGGATAAATTTAAAGTCAGGTATGATTCTTCTAATAAAAGTAAACTGTTCGCCATCACCTATATCAAAGTCAGAGCTTTCAATAAATACATTTGTCATCGGCGAGCCATCATCGTCAAAGCCTAGTTCTTGTTGATATAGATAACCGCTGCTTACAGCTCTAGGATAGTTTTCTATACCAGCATCTAGCCAAGCCGTTCTACTAAGTTGACCATACACCCAAGTTTGTTCTGCATAGTTATAAATAACGTATCTGTCTATTTCGTTGCTTGAAGCAGAGCAGTAGAACCAACCCACTTCATTTTTATCAGCAATTGTAAAAGCGTTAACTTTAAAAGATTGCGTAAGGTTAATATCGTTGAATACGTAATTATGAACGCTGCAAGGCAAAGTTTGTACGCTACCATTATAGGCGTAAAAATTGTTATATCCCATCCAGTAAACAGCAGAAGTAGCTGTTGTTGCAGCTTTTGGCCCTACCAAACCAGTACCCTCGTTAATTAAATTAACAGAGAATGTAAACGGCGGCCCAACAAACTGCATGCTGTATAAAGCAGTATCAGTCCAAACCAATACCTCTTGTCTTGATTTAACAGCTCCAATAATAGAAGAACCAGAAGATAGTCTTAAAGATCCAGCAGTATTGGTAATTGTTGGTTCAAAGTCTAAATTGTTTTCTTGATCGGAAAAAGCAATCAGCATAGGGTCAACGGTACCTGTTCTAGCTGAACCCGCATCATTAATTGGATCAGCGCCCAAAACAATTAAATGTCTGTCAATTTCTGAAGTAATAACTTGCAAGCCAACCGTAGGTACTAAATTAGCACCAGCTATTCCAGACATATCAACGGCTCTTGTTCCAACGCCGTTGTTTTCAGTCCATTGATAAATACCTCCACCCCTAACATTTATAATTAAGTTTTCGCCAAAGTTATCATGAGTCCAAAGCCTTAACTGGTTGGTAACAGATAAAGCAGTAACAGAACCGAAGGTTCCTTCACCCCACCCATTTAAACCCCAGCCAGTTCCAGGAACATAAACATCAAGACCTACATTTATTTGGTAAGTTCCAACCGTAGAACCCCCTCCATTACCGCTGTCACTTGCGCTGGCTGTTACAGTAGCTCCGCTAGTATCCTTGGCTTCTATTGTATAAGAGTTAGCATTTACGATTGTCGCTATTTGGTATTCTTGATTAAGTACGGTAGCAGTAATATTGCCGCCAAGAGACGCCGCTCCAGAAAAAGTTACAAAGTCATTTTGTACTGCCCCATGAGCTGTATCAGCGACGGTAATTGTCGCATCGCCGTTGGATGCAGAAAAGGTAACATCTCCAGCGCTGGTCGTAGATCTTATTGGGGTAATATCATTAAAGGTAGATCCTTCTTCTATATAATATTTCCAAGTTGTACCTAAACCTAAGTATTTAGTTCCACCCAAGGCTACCCAAGCATGTAAAGCTCTGCAAGTTCCTAAAAAAGTATTAAGATTTTCTTTTGCCCAGCCGCCAAATTTTTCTGGCAAACCTTTTCTAAATCTTACAAGATTAATATCAAACCAACCGCCCTCATTACTATAATCAGTTCCTTCTCTATTTACCCCTGGTTTGAATAATGTTTTTTGTAACGCCATTTTATATGTGTTCCCAGCTTTTACCCTCAAACATCAAAGCTTCTGCCTCTCTTCTTCTTGTAAGACCAGCCAAAACCTTGCCTTTTGCTTTGTTCCATCTTTTCATTTGCGCGGGAACTTCATCGTATTTTCCCTCATTTAAAACTCTAAGCATGCTAGACCTTTTTAAATTGTTTGGCCCTAAGTTATATGTCCAAGAAACCAAAGAATCGAATTGTGATTGATTCATTGGGACAGTTACCAATGAATTAACATAATGTTCATACTCGTCATCAAGCTCACGCCATAACATAAAGTCTGCTTTTTCTTCAGACCACTTATCGCCTTCTTGTACATCTTTGGTATGGCCATAACCTATAGTCCATACTCCAGCAGCACATTGATAAGCTTCAAGTTCACAGCCTTCAAATTTTTTTATAAGCTCAAAGCCTTTATCTGAGGTGTGCATTAGTTTCCGAATACGATTGTTACAAAAGCGATAAATAAAGTTCCTATAAAGCCAAAAGTTCCAAACATTGCTATTCTTAGGGTTTTGTTTAAATCGTTCATCTCTTGCTTGATCTCTGCTGTTTCTTTGAATATGGTCTTCCACCTTTCTTCACATTTTGCCTCATGCGATTTTAAATCTGATGCAACAGATTGTACTGTATTTCTACTCGCCATCTTTTTTATCACCCGTATTGGATGCTCCAAAGTAAAACGATATAACTGCTGATGCCAGCCCACCTAAATATCCTAACACTAAATTAATTAAAGCTTCAGAGTTTTGCTCAGGTGGTTGTAAGGTTACTAAAAATATATAACCCATAAATCCACCAACAACAAAAGTACCCATAATTCTTGCTGTCCAGTCTTTGTTAAAAGTTTTTCTAGCGTCTTGTTTTTCTGCTGTTTCTAATCTAAATATATCTACATCTAGCTCTTTCATTTGAAGCTCAAAACCTTGTTCAGCCTTTTTAAGCTCTAACATTTGTTCTGGAGTAGCCTCTTGTATAGCTTTGTTAATAGATTTTGGATCTGCTTGACATCCAAGCACACCAGCAATAACTGATGCTGCTTGTCCACCTAACGGCCCACCTAATGCTGATCCTAAAGTTGGAGCAAGCGCTCCTACTACATTTTTAATTAAACCAAATTTCATAATTACCCCGCTAATGGATTTTTATCATTCATCTTTGCTTCTATCTTATCTACTTCTTTGTTTAAAGATTGAATGTCAGCTTTAATTGTAGCTATATCTGTTTTTATTTCAGTAACATCTGGAACAGAAATGCCGTCTATTTGTTTTTCTAAATACTGTACAGATTTTTCTATACCTGCAAATCTTTCCTCAATAACTTTTTGTTTTTGTTCGGTATCACCTATACCGCCTATTTGAGCTTCTAGGTTATCTAATCTGTTAACATACTGAGCGCCTTGATAGCCAAAGCCAGCAAGCGTTGTAACAATACCAACAAGAGCTATTAATTGCGTTGTTTTATTTTCAAACCAATTCATTTCAGTCTCCTATAATGTTGGCTGTAATTCTTTTAATTCAGTCAAAGTTTTTATGCTTTGTCCTGCTAGCCCATAAAAAGCCGCAGTATTATCTGAAAGGTTGCTATTAGTATAAATGCTTTTTGGTTCATACCAAAATTCTTTTTCAGGTATGTTTACTGCTCTATAACTATTAAAACCTGGCAAAAAGCCCATAACCGCTATAATAGCGTTTTCTGAACCATACTCTCCAGTTTCTTCTTGTTTAGCTGCAACTTGTTCTTGAGCTGTCTGTAAGTTTTGAGCAATAATATTTTCAACGGTAGTTTCTGAGTCAGAATCAACAGATGCAATAGATGTATCCATTTGATCTTGCGTTGTTTCTGTTGTTACATTAGCAACTGTTACTTCTGTTGTTACCGTTTCTGTTCCTACTGTTGTTGAGCCAAAAGAAGAATCTGATACAGACATACTGCTCATATCAAGAACTTGATTGGTTTGAGCCGTAGATGATGCAAACTGATCTGACATGCTAGGGGAGCTGCTTGTACTAAAACCAGCCGTAGATGAGTTGTTTACGGCATTTCCAGCAGCCACGCTATTGCCTGTAGCATGTATAGAATTACCAGCGTTAGTACCGCTAACACTTTGATTTGCGGTTCTTATTGTAGATGCAACCACCCTAAGAGCCACTTCTCTACTAATTGAACTTTCACCTTTTGTATTTTCTCTTTCAGCAACTTCAAACTCTTCTTCAAATACATCTTCTTCTATAGTCTCTTCTTTCTCTATTCTCTCTTCTTCTATTTCAGCCTCAGCCAGTCTTTCTTCTATAGCTTCAAAAACCTCCTCAACGACCTCTTCTTCAAAAATTTCCTCTATAAACTCTTCTTCTGGTTCTTCTAATACTGCAATATCTTCTTCTCTTCTAGTTTCTTCCTCAAACCATTCTTCTAATTCTTCAATAGTTTCTAGCTCAATAAAAGTTTCAGGCTCTCTAAAGTCTTCTACCAAAAATGTTTCTTGAAAAATAAACTCTTCAATAATTAAATCTTCCACAGGAATAAATATTTCTTCACTCGGCATTTCAAAATCTGGTATCAAAGGAAATGGATCTACAAAATCATCTTGACGAAACATCTCTTCAAAAATTATTTCTTCTTCAAACATAAACTCTTGTTCTTCAAAGTGCTGTTCGTCAAATTCAAATACAAACTCTTCAAACATCGGTTCTTCTTCGTAGCCAAACTGCTCTTCTTCTTCATAACCGTAATGAAACTCATCTTCTTGAAAATACCCCACGTCTTCTTGTTGGCTGTAGCCAGGGCAGAATGGGCCATACTGAGGATCTAAATCGCATTGCTGGTCATCATATGCATCCCAATAATAGGGGCAAGACTCATCATAAAGAGAATTTATATTACATTGTTGCGTTAATAAAGCATCTGCATAACCGCTACAACTAGAATCATTTAAAGGATTGCTGCAATCAATACCGTTGCCACTACCTGCGCCATATAAAGATCCACCATTTTCTAGCGTGGTATTGATAGATGTTGCATTCCAATTTTTATTGACGCAAGAAGATGAGTTGGTTGTACCTGTACCGCATTCATCATGATAGTAGTAAGTATAGGAGTCATCTTTGTTGGCTCCCACTTCACCAATTAATACATCATGATTAATAATATCTAAATGGCCGTAGCGCAAATCAAAAGAATTATTATTCCAAAGTATTATCTCAAAGCTGTTGTCTGATGCTCTGTTGTACTCCCTAAGGTCATACCAACCGAATATCATTTTGCTTGAGTCTCCCCAAGACTTCATACGAGAATTGTTGTCTCTAATTAAATCGGTCCAGAAAGCGTATATGGTATAGGTGTGTTGTCCGTTAATAGGGTCAGGAGTATAGTCGTTACAATAGCTACCACTATTACCAAAATGCAAACATCCATTGGTTGCCATCCTTGCTTGGCTAAATGTAGAGCCATAGAAAGTAAAGTCAAAAGAAAGGTCAATTGCAGGGCTAATACCATCATCAGAAACTGAGTATGCTAACTCACCCTCAAAGTCGTTGGCATTTGTTTGTAGGTGATATAAGTCTTGTCCTGATTCATAAATGTATTGAGCTGATAAATTACTTGTAAGTAATAAGCAACATATTATTTTAAAGCAGCGATACATTCTCTTTTCTTTTGAGTAGAAGAGTGCCAAACTTGCTTGCAGCGCTGAACTTTTTCTTTATACCATACTTTATAATCAGGCCTTTCTCTTTTATTTTCTTTCCAAGCAACGGTTGCTTCTTTACCAATTTTACCTTTGTATGGGCAAGGAGTACCAGCCATCTCCATAGCATTAAAAACCCTAGAATCTTGACAAAGAATAGATACTGATGCCACTTTCATACCAGTATCGTATAAATATTTAGAAAGTTTTAATCTTTCACAATTTTCATCTCTTACAGTCTTTCCCCCTGAAAAACCAAATACCTGCCCTTGGAAAGCACCAGAGCGTCCTACAGTACAAAGATCTTGCGAATAGGACATAATGCTTGGAGCTATCGCTGACGCTGGAGGAGCCTCGCTCTTGACGTTTTGGTTAATCGTTTGAGTAGAATTAGATTCGTTAATATTTCGGTTTGTATTATCAGATTTAGTATTATTTTCGTTTACGTTTCGATTATCGGTTGTGACGTTTGATTCTGAGGTTGACTGATTAATATTGGTATTTTGATTAGTGCTAGAGCTGGTCGAAGTCGAATTATTAGTATTTGTAACATTTTGATTAACAGTTGAATTAACCGTTGAATTAGATGTAGAAGTCGAAGTATTGATGTTGTTATTCGTATTAGTATTATTCGAGGTCGAAGTATTTACATTTGTATTTGAATTAGTCGAAACATTCGTATTGGAATTTGTATTAGTCGAATTATTCGTATTAGTCGATACGTTGGTGTTGGAATTTGTATTGGTATTGGTATTAGAATTTGTATTAGTATTGGTATTAGTATTGGTAGTGGTCGTATTATTTACCGTATTTAAACTATTGTTTTCGCAATACTGAGAACCGTTGACGCAAGCTGTACCAGACTGTTGAGAAGATTGAGCGTTAACATTTATAGACAAACCAATAACTAAAGTTACTAAAAAACCAATAGCTGACCAAGCTATTATCCTATCATGTTGTTGTTGCTCCTTGTCCATTTGGCTTATAAACTCCTAGTTCAATTAATTTAGCTCTATTATTCATATGCTCTAATTTAATATCCTTTTTGCTTTGGCCTGTATATTTAACCGCCATATGTTTTTCAATCATTTGCTGGTTAATATCTATTCCATCTACGATAACTGATGCCAAAACTCTACCGAATTTACCTTTAGAGTCTTTTAATTGCGTCTGTAAGATGACGTGCTTGCCATTTGATATGGCGTCTTGTAAAAACTTAGCAGCTAGCTTACCTCTAGCCTTTTCGTCTTTGTCGCGAGTTCTCGACTCGGGAGTGTCAATACCGTATAAACGTACACGACACTTATGGTGAATATTAAAACCGAGATCCAGATCAGCGTCAATAGTGTCACCATCAACCACCCTAGTGACTTGGCAACTATACTCATACATTATTTTTTCTTACGAGGTCGGCCTCTTTTTTTTGGAACTTTTGTATAAGCTTCGTTTACGTCTGGAGTGTTGGGATCGTCAGCGACATATCTGCCTTTTTTATTCCTAGCCCTAACGGTTTCCATTTCCTCTTTAAGAGGATTAGGTAGTTCTGCTGAACTAAGAGGCGTAAAAAAATGTACTACTTTTTTCCACCAAGACATGTTACTTCTTAATTTTAGATGTAACTTTTTCCCAAAGTTCAGGTTTAAATCTTTTTACAGACCAAGCCAAAACTATTGTTACTATTATTAATGGTATTAATATATCCATATTTTACTCCTATGAAGTTGGTTCTGTTGGCCACTCACCAAGCGGTCTAACTGGTGGTGTAGCGTCATTATAAACGTATAGTGCTGCGAGTTCATCTACAGTTGATACTGCGTTTATTTTTGTTTTCATGCTTGATGCAGCTGTTCTTACTGCCACCCTGTAGTCTAGCCAATCTGAAGGTATAGCTTTAGAACTTTCTGCATTTCTAACCACCATCCAGTCGTTAGGTTGTAGTAAGCCATATGCTAAATCTCGTATGTTTTTTAAATGTTGCGGTCTAATTCCAGGTGTTTTTACATCACCTGCTGAAGTTCCTTCTGGCATATCTGAATCACCACTTTGCCACAAAACATTATCTAAAGGTTTAGCTGTAGCTGTTCCATAAGTTGCTGTTACTTGATTACTAGCAAATGTAAAAGTTTGATTTGTGTTGTTATAATAATCCCCATCTTTAAGGTTGGTATTATCTATTACAACCTCATAAATACCTATAGCTTTTAATTCAGAAATACTCCACAAACTGAAAATATTACTAGGATATTGAGTATCTCCTATTGTTATTTGTTTAGGGTTTTTTATAACTTTACTTATATTCCCTGATTCTACTAATGCCCACATAATTTACCTCGCTGTTGTTGGGATTCCTGTTGATGTTACAAATGGATTTTCTGCCCATGCCATATAGATGTATGTATGACTGCTTTGGTTTACCCAGCCAAAACTTGAACGCAGTTTAAAGCCATTGCTTAATATGTCTATATTTGCATTTGCATTATCATATTCTGCTGCATCTGAATTTGGTCTTAATGCTCTATCAACCACATTGCCGTTACTATCACTTCTTTTGTCATCGTACACCATCCAGTTATCGCCATTATCACTTGATTTTTTAAGTAATATGTAGGCAGGTTTGAAACCTGTATAAACAAACGGACCATTTGTATCTCCATTGCCGTAATAACTGCCAAACTTGCTGTAGCCTTTAATTGGACTCCACGCATAACATATATAAGTAGCTGTATCTGCGTTTGTGTTTGGATTCCCTGAATCTCCTACTCTTATATTTGTAGCATCAGGTAATGTACTATTCATAAAAGAAGCATCGGCATCTTTGCCGTCTGTGCTATTAAGTACAATTTTATAATCATCCCCTAAAGCAACATGCCAACACGCCCAAACATTTGTAGCATCTCTTCTTTTAAATATAATCCATTCGGGAGCAGAAGGTAAACCATGAGCTATATTGCCTGGTGCACCTGTTCCTGTGTAAGCTATAATGCTAAATCCTCCTGCTGTATTTGTTTGTATAGTTCCACCAGGATTATTACCACTTTCAGTAAAAGAACTTGTACTACCTGCATTGGCTTTCCAGTTCCAACAAACCATTGAATTTTCATTAACTGCTGCTGCTGATGTAACTCTAAAACCATCTGACTGAAACTGAGTTAAACCATTGGTAACTGTTGTCTCTACATTTGTAACATCAGAAAAAAGAGCTTTTGTTGTTCCTCTTGAACTATCATAAAGTTGATTTGAATATCCTACATCTCTATTTTTAAACCAAACAAGGTCAGGCTGCATATCTGAATTACCATCAAGAGTAACATTATGTATTCCACTTGTTCCTTCATAAATTTTAGCTTGAAAATTTTCTGAAGGATCATCTACTGTTGTATAAGCCATTATCCAAACTCCGCTAAATTTTTTGAACACAAAGCATAAAAACCAGACGGCACAGCATACTCAAAGTTGCCATATCCGTTGGCATCGCTGTTGCCACTTGATATAGAAAGTAAAGTATAACCACCAAAATTACATTTCCAATGAATATTACTATAGCCAGTTACACCCATTGTTATAACATCAGTCCAATCATCTCCAAGACTAGAAGTTGTGTTCCATGTAGCACCATTCGCAGGTGTGCCACTATTATCTGAGGACATCCAAGTGCCGTTTACAGAAAAATTTATTTTTCTATCATCCATGTTCAAACCAACACCAATAATGTCACTGGCACTATATGAAGCACCATAAAAATCACCAGTCCTATTTAGTAAAGCTCCATCTGACCCTCTTAAACCAACTGACCTATTTTGATTGCTACCTGCATAACCTAAATAATAACCACTATGGTCTTGTGGTATATAAGCATCTGCAACATCAACTATGCCGATAAAAGACGTGGTTGAATCACAACTGAACTCTGCATACCACTTACCTTTTGATACTGCTATTGATGCAACTGCTGTTTGATAATTACTGTTTATATAAAACTGTACTGCACCATTAGCTACATTTGTGCCTGATGCTTTAGGGTGTAATTGGTTAAAGGTTGCAAAATTGTTGGTTGGTGTGTCAGTCGCTTGATCTGCGGATGAGATGTTGGTTTCAGTAAAGTCTGTACCACCATTAGCATCATTACCCATGTTAGAGGAATCTTTAAAATCTAAATATGCTCCATTAGTACCAAAAGTTAAACCACTTACATCTATAGGAATCCAAATACCTGTGTCACTATCAAACTCTCCTAAGTCTGTATGTGCAGCTTTAGTGTCATCTAAATAAACAAACTCAGATAAATAACCACTCATGTCTGCATCTGCCGCAGCTCCTCCTTTACCTACATAAATATTAGTAGTCCAGTCAAATAATGCATTTTGTCCAGGCACTACAGAAACAGAAAATGATGTTTCCAAAACACCATTAACATAAATTTGTGTTCTTTCACTTGCTGTTGAAAGTCTTGTATCTACAAGAAAAGCAAAATGATACCAAGCATTAGTATCACGAAAAAGTCTATTGGTTTTATAACGCATAGCATATGCACCTTCCCATGAGTAAAACTCTAATTCATCAGAACTTGTAAATTGAATAATAACTTCGTTGTTGCCACTTGCACCTGCTCCTACAAGTCTTTGTGCGCCTAAGGCTGTTCTTTTTAACCAAAAACTAATTGTAAAACAATCTCTGCTTTGACTTGATAGAGATTTATGTAAACCTTCTGAAAGACCATCTTCAAATGCACAAGAGTTATCTACATCATACCCAGTAGAGACACTACCTCGATTAGCTGTTCTCTGTAGGGTTTCCATGTTAAGTTTGAGCCATATTTTGGCTTCTGCCTATTTCTTGCCATACAGAGCCATTGTATCTAAATGCAAATATATCTGTTTTAGAAGCGGTAGCTGTAACTGTAGGAGCTGTACTGGCAGCAAACTCGAATACTGTATTCCAAGCAACTGTCCTAGCTGTCCCACCTTGAGCTATCTCAATACTAATAATAGCCCCCTCTACTGCATTACTTGGGGCTGATATGGTTGTGTTTTCAACTGTTACATAATATGCATTTGCTGCTGCTCGCGCATCCCAAGCTGTTGCGTTAGAGCTTGAGGTAATAGCTACTTGGCTAATGTTAGCTGAAGTAGAAGCTGTAACTTTTTTAGGCATTGTTACAAACTGATCCTCATCTACTGAGATAGCTGGTGTTGTACCAACGGTTGAGCCTAGTCCTATAACTAAATCATCAGCACTATCATCTAATCCCACATAAAAATCTTGAGCGTTTCCATCAAAAACTATTTTAGTATCTTCGGCTGTTGCATCACCAATAGTTAAGGTAGTTCCGTTAATTGATAAGCTATCTGTAACTGCTAAATCAGTAAATACATCTAATACTGCTGCTCCACTTCCTGCTCCATCTAATTGAACTACTGCTACTTTTCCAGCAGCAATAGTTACGTTAGCTCCTGAGCCTTGCGAAATAATAATATTTTGCGATCCACTAGTAGCGTTTTCAATTATTTGCACACGCTTCATAGTGTTTGGACCAATCGTAATCGTACAAGCTGAGTCTAGCGTGCCTGTATATTTAAGATACATGGCTCGACCAGCATCTGCTGATCCATCTGCGACTGTAGTTGTATGAGTATCTGCGTTAGTGGTGATCGCTTCAGTACCTATACCAAGAGCTTCACCAATTAATTCTAAGTTAGTATTTGTAGAAGTACCCCAAGTTCCGCTTTCATCACCTGTAGCGATCTCTTTGAGTCTTAAATTATTTACATAAGTTGCCATTTCTTACCTCTGAGCATTTATTATGCCATTTTAAATTGCTTATTGTATATTAAATTATGCAGCTACGTCTGTCCAATTAGGCGTCTGAGATTCATCAATATCTTGCCACTTAAACGGAGTGCCAAGTTCTCCTGTAGCTGATACACCTGTGATTGTAACATTAGCTTTACAATTAAAGGTTGGGTCTCCAACCAATCCAACAGTATTACCAAATACATTTACCACAAATCTATTATCAGTTTGAGTAGTTGCAGTACCAAGGGCTGATGTTCCAGCTTGTCCTGTTGGTGTTTGATTGGCTTTAGCTGTAATGGTTGGAGTGCCTATAGCTCCAGTCCCTTCTTGACCAGTAACTGATACATTTGCTTCTGCATCTGGAACGATAGATCCAACTGCTGAAGTGCCAGCGACTCCACTAATACTTATGCTATTGTTTGATATGGTTGTAGCTGTACCTAAAGCAGATGCGCCTGCAAATCCATTTACTCCTACAACGCCACCAGCATCAACCGCTACGCCACCATTAGTAATTGTGGCAGATAAACCGCTAGGTGATACTTTTGCTTTTGCTACAACTGATACAGTACCTAGAGCAGATGTGGCCGCTGAAGGCGCTGAAAGAGTAACTGGGATGGGTTCGCCCCACGTGAGTTGGCCCCACGTGCCTCTACCCCAACCGTTAATGATAGCCATTTAAGGCTAGGCGATTCTTATAATCGCTGTAGAAGCTGCTGCTGCTGGAAATACAATAGTAAAGTCTCCAGCGGTAGATGTTTTATCACCACCAAAGTCAATTGTTGCTACTGATTTGTTTGAATCGCTTGAGTTATAAATCATACATCCTCTAGCTGTTACCGTAGCTGTACTAAAAGTTAAATCAGCAAAATCAGTAAAAGCTGTAGTACCAGAACTTGTAGGTGCAACTTTAGTTAAAGTTCCTCCGCCTGAAGAATAATTAGTACCAGATGCTTGACCTGTAGTGGTGAAAGAAGTTGTGGTAGCTCCTAAAGTAGCTGATGAAGTATACAAAGCTAATTTAAAAGCATCTCCATTGGTAGCAAAGTTATGATTACCAAGCAAAAGCTCTTTTTTAAAGCTGGTTGTAAGTGTTGATGTAATTGCCATAATATTATAGTTTCCTAATTAAATCGGCAGCCTCTTTTAAGCCTGCTTTATCTAATTGATTATTAATTGTAATCCTATCAG